CGGGGAGTTGATCCCGGAGATACGGATGTGCTTCGAGTAGTCCTTGGAGTCCTGCCCATCCTCCTGCTCGATCAGCGTGTCCCCGTCCGCGACGCGGTAGGTCTTGCCGCCGCTCGACACGAGGTCGCCGCCCTCGGCGGGCATGAACTCCGTGAGGTCGAGGTCGTCTGCGCCGCCCTGCGAGCCTGCCGACTGCGGGATGAACTCGGACAGATCGAGGTCGGTCATTTGCCCGCCAACTGCTGCCGGATGAAGTCTTCGCCGCGCGCCAGCGCGGCCTGCGCCTTCGGGTTCCCTGCGGCCGCCGCGCGCCGGATGTTCTCCATGGTGCCTTGGAACTTGCCCTCGTCGAAGCGCGGCACCTGCTGGTTGAGCCCTTCGGTCATGCCGGGCTTCGACTGGTCAGCACCGAAGACGGTCTTGAACCAGCTCATCGGCTCCTCGTTCTTCTCGATGTTGTCGAGCAGCGTGTTGGAGAGCTGATGCAGCTGGATCTCGCTGAGGTTCTCCAGCGAGAACGTGCCCGTCTCGTGGTCCCAGACGTCGTAGCCGAGCCCGGCCAGCACCGCGGCGTTGTCGTAGACGGCGCTGAGCAGCTGCACGCGGCGCTCGGCCGTGAGCTTGGAGTTCTTCGTGTCCTTGTAGCGCTCGGTCACGATCCCGTCGAGGATCCCGTAGTTGCGGTTGTGCACCTTGTTGTCACCGTCGCCGCTGCCCTTCTTGGCCTTGGCGGCAGCCTCGGCCATGGCCGCGGGCGCGCCGTCGTAGACCAGCCGGAAGCTGCCGTCGGGGAGCCGCTCGATCAGCGACTTCGTCGGGTCGAGCTGTTCGATCTCGCCCTTCTGGAAGTAGCCCGTCAGGACATAGCGCTCGAACTGCTCGGCCGTGATCTTGCCGCGCGCCAGCATGCGCGATGCGGCGTTGATCTCGCGCTGCGAGAGCTCGGGCGCGTCACTGTTGGCGTTGCGCTCGCTCGACCGGCGCAGCGCGCTCAGGTCGGCCTTCTGCGCACCGTCGTCCTTCGGCGGCGGCGGCACGGGCTGGTCCTTCAACTTCTCGGCGAGCTCGGGGCCGGGCTTGCTCTTGGGCGGCAGGCCAGCGGCTGCAGAGAGGCTGTACGACATCTCGGTGAGCTGCCGCGACAGTGTCGTGAGCTCGCGCCGCGCGGCCTGTGCCTCCGGGCCCTTGCCCTTGGCCACCTCGGCCAGCGTCGTGATGCGATCGCGCGAGGCACGCACGAGGTTCTTGCTCACCTCGGCGCGCACTTCCGGCGGCACGTCGCCGTGCTCGTTGTTCCACGAGTCGAGGTACTTGCCGGGCTTCGCGACCACGTCCTCGTACTTGACCGTGTTCCACTTGGCCGTGGTGACGCCCTTCTGCACCAGCTCGGAGGGCTTGTCGATCATGTACTGGCCGACGCGCGTCAGGCCCTGGCTCACCTGCCCGACCGGGGAGTCGAGGATCTGCTGGTTCAGTTCCGCCCTCGGGTCGCCGCCGAGCCTCGCAGGAGCCGCACCGGCAGGAGCCGTGGGGGACACGCGCGCTGCTGCCGCAGCCGGAGCCGGAGCGGCCGCCGGCGGCGGCTGGATGGCCTGCTGCGGATCGGTGCTGGCGAGCTGCGCCGCGCCGGATTCTGGGCCGAGAATCTTCTGGACGTACGGGATGGTCTCCTCCGGCTTCGGGAGGAACCGCATCCAGTTCTCGGGCTGCCCGGCCTCGTCGGCCGCGAGCAGCGCGTCATCGACGTTACCCGGCCCGGCGTTGTAGGCCGCGAGCGCCTTCACCATGTCGCCGCCGTAGCGCGACTCCATCGCCGCCATGTAGTCGTCTTGGAAGCGCACGTACTCCGCTTCGCTGTCGTTCTGCAGCGGCTTGACGCCGAAGCCCGGGTCGACGCCGGTGGCCGGCATGACCTGCGAGACGCCCTGCGCGCCTACCTTCGAAGTCACCAAGGAACCGTCGGCGTTGCGGTGACGGCTGCGGCTCTCCGCGTCGCGCTGGCGACGCAGGATCTCCGCGCGGTCCACAGGCGCCGAGCCACTGGGCGTCTGCGCACCCGGAGCTTGGGGACTCGGTGACTCAGTGACTCGGCCGCGCCGGGCGAGGATCCCCTGCGCCGTGATGGCGTTGTCCTCGACGTCCTGGTCCTCGAGTTTCTGCAGCCGGTCGATCTCAGCCTTCTTGGTCGCGCGAGCCGAGAAGTTCGGGTTGTACTGGGCGGCCCAGTTGTCGAACATGTTGTCGGCGTCGTCAGCGGAGAAGGAGATCTCCTTGCCGCCCTCGGTCACGGGCGTGCCGTCGACCGTCATGGGCTTGCCTTCGAACTTGCGGCCGTACTTGTCGCGGCCGCTCACGATGGGCGTGATCGAGCCGTCGGCGTTGCGGCGCACGCCGGTCACCTTGGTGCCGTCGTCGCCGACCTCGTCCTTGCGCTCGTTGAACAGCGTGATGGCGTCCTCGTCCGACAGGTCGGAGAAGCGCTTGCCGCTCGCGCGGTGCTGGTCGTAGGCCGAGGCGCGCAGCGTGCGGCGCTTGAGGTTCTCCTCGTCCTCGCGATCCTTGATCAGCCGCTCTTCCTCGCGCTTGGCGAGCGCGATCTTCTCACGCGTCTGGCGGATGCCCTCGACGAACGAGAAGCCCTGCATCAGGCCGGAGCCGAAGGACTGCGGGTCGAACGTAGCCATGCGGTTACTTCCTGTCGGCCGCGTGGGCCAGTTCCTTGAGCGCGCCGAGCGCCACGCCCATCACGTCGACGAGCTGCAGCGTGACGCCGTCGCCGACGCCGAAGATGCGGTGGAAGTCCTCGGCCATCGGCCCGACGTGGACCGTGTCCTCGCCGCGGTACTTCCAGCGATTGATTTCGAGCTGGCGCAGGCCTTCGAGGATCTCGCCGTCGCCGACTGCCGTGACCTCCTCCTTGAGCGAGGAGTGCGACAGCGCGAACGCCGACAGCGCGAGGCCGACGCCCTGCCCGACCATCCCGGCCACACCAGCGTCGTCGGAGGCGTTCTGGCCGCGCTTGCGCAACTTGCGGTCGAGGTCCGATGCGGCCGCCGAGCCGATGGCGCCGCCGATGGCGTTCTGCGCGTTGCCCTCGGCGTCGAACGAGTAGTCGCGCACGAGGTCGCGGCGCGCGTCCATGGCCTTGTCGGCGGCGTTCTGCGCATCGACGCGGTTGAGCACGCGGGCGATGCCGAACTGGCGCTTCATCGACGCCGCCTCGTCCGAGTCCGGGCGGATGCCCGTGGCGCGGATCTGGCGCTGCGCGATGCCTTCGGAGATGTTGGTTGCCTGCCCGGCGCGCTGCGCCGCGATCACGCGGTCGAGTCCGCGCGCGGCCGGGGACGGCTTGCCCTCGGCGAGCAGCCGCTCCTCGAACTGGCCGAAGCGACTGTCCGGGTTGCCGGTCGAGTCCGCCCACAGCGCTTCGTTGTAGCGCTCCTGTAGGCGCTGCGGGCTGTTGGCCAGCTCCATGAAGCGCGCGGCAGTGGTGAACTGCGGGCCCTTCTTGCCGTCGAACACCAGCTCGTCGGTGGTCACCTGCGGCAGCAGCTGGTCGAGCGTGGCGCTTTTGATGTCCTTGACGTTGGTGGCGGCCGCGACGCGGTTGGCCAGCGCGACGCGCTTCGCCTCCTTCTTGGCTGCCTTCTTCGCCTTCTTGCCCTTCGGGGCGTCAGCGGCCGTCAGGGGCGGCATCTCGTATCCAGGGATCGAGACTTTCATCAGCGTGGCCCGGTGACGGGGGCAGCAGGCGCGGGAGTCGGGATCCGCTGCGCCGTGATGTCGATCGGCGCCAGCATCGGCTGCGCCGTGACCTTCACGGGCGACAGTCGGTTCTGCCACGCGTTGATGCCGTAGTTGAGGCCCGCGCCGAGCACGGCGCCACCGAGGTTCGAGTAGGCCGCGCCAGTAACGGCGTTGCGGTCATCGGCCGCCGCGCGGCGCTTGGCCGCCATGTCGACGCCGATCTGGCCCTGCCCCATCGCGAGGTTCGCGCGGTCACGCCCGAAGCCTGCGATGGCGATGCGGTCCTTGAGGGCCTGCGCCTTGACGGCCTCGTCCCCGGCCATGCCGACCCGAGTCAGCGCCCGGGCGCGCGCCAGGTTCTGCCCGACGGCGTCGCCGATGGAGCGCGGCGTGCCGCCCTCGGCAAACTTCGCGTGCACGTCCTGGCGGCCGCGGCCGATCGCTTGGTTGATGCGCCCAGCCGGATCCTCGGCGGCGTCCATGGCGTCGTTCTGCAGGTCGCGCAACGGCCCCGTGCCCTTGAGCAGGGACAGCGAGCGCTCCAGCATGGCCTTCTCGGCCGATGACTGCCCGTCGACTCCCGAGTTGAACTCGCCGAACGCCTGGTCGTAGGCGCGCTTGTTGCGCTTGCTGAGCTTCTTCTCCTTGCGCTCCGCCTTGGTCGAGCGGAGCCCGAGGCTCTCCATGAGCTTGCGTTCGAGCTGCGCTTCCGGCGTCCAGTTGAACGCGTCCGCGCGGTCCATCCGCTTAGCAATCTTGTCGGTGTCGCCGGGCATTGGACCCATCCTTGGGGAGTGCCGCCTACGCTATCGGAAGCCCGTTGGGGCTGCTTTCATTCGCACTTGGTCAGGCAATACGACGGAACCAGTCCACCAGCGTGGTGTTCGCTACCGTTGCGTTCCCGATGAAAGTCATCAGGCCGACGTGCGTGATGCTGCCAAGGTATGTGGTCACCGTCTCGGTTGCGATTTGGCGCCACAGGATGCCGTTGGCGGACGATCTGAACGTCAGCACGCCAGATGCAAGCTCGATTTCCAGATAGCCCCATTGCTCTGGCCTTGCCCAGTAATCGGTCAGGTTGGGTCCTGCAAGTGCAGCAGAGTAGGCAGTATCGGACCGCTTGTCCGCGTACATCTTCCATCCGTTCGTATAGAACGGACCAAACGCGATGTTCTTTGGCCCGCTTGAATTACGGACCACGAGCCCGCCGCCCATGTAGTTCGCACCAATGCTGCCAACAGGCGATTCGGCAAGCTTCGCCCGGATCTTCCACGCCGACCCGCTGATCGCTTGCACGATGCCGCGAAGGTTATCGCCGGTCGCTGCCGGCGTGTAGAGCATGAGCGCACCCGCCTCAAACGTCGTCGTGCCGGATGACTGGTTGAACCAGCTCCACTTCGCGTCGAGCGACGATCCCTCGAACTCGTCATCCATCGAATTCGGACTGCTGGGGAACGTGTCAGGCGTGATCGGGCCGGAGCCGCCGCCACCACCGCTCGGCGTTGCCCACTTGAGCTTGCCGGAGACGCTGGTATCGACCGTGAGCACCTGCCCGTTCGAGCCAACGCCCAGCCGGTCAGCCGTGCTCGGCCCGCGGACGATGATGTCGCCCTCGGTCGTCACCGGCAGCGTGGCCGAGCCCGGCGATTCGGGTTTCCACGTGGAGGTTGCACTGTCGTAGACGAGTACATGGTTATCAGCGAGGCCGGTCAGGTCGACGTTGCCGAGATCGTCCACCCGGATCGTCTCGTACACGTCGACGCCAGTCGTCGGGAAGCCGTCAGCATCAGGCGTGAACGTGGCCGTGTAGCGGCACACGCCCTTCGTGACGCGCAGCTCCTCGAAGTAGCCATCGAGGTCGCCGTTGTCGCTCGCCCACCCGCGGCCGATGTCGAGGTAGCTCTCAGTGGTGCCGTTCGAGACACCGTACGTGCCGGTGCGCGTTGCCGTGCCGACCGACACGCCATCAATCCAGACCGTGAGGAGGTTGCTGGCGTTGCGCGTCAGCGCGAGATGGAACCACGTGTCAAGCGAAGTGGATCCGCCCGATGCGCCACCGCCGCCGTCCCACGAACCGATGGCGCCGCTAGATGCACGCGAGATCGTCCACGTGCCGGTATTGCCCTGCACACCGCTACCGAAGAACGGCATGTATGTGGCTGATTGCGACGTGCAGCGGAACCAGCCCTCGACAGTGAACTCGCCCGGGAACACGAAGTCATCAACGTCACCGACGAGGCGCACGTAGTTGGTGCCCTCGGTGCCCGTGCCTTGGATGCGATACGACTTCGTGCCGACCTTCGCCTGCACGGAGCTGATTGCAGGGTTCCCGGTCACGGCGATGGTCGACTTGCCAGTGAGATCCGTCGCCGTGTCCTCGACGCGGATCAGTGCTGACACGCTCGACCAGTTTGCGTCAACATCAGTCACGCCCGTCTTGACGCGCGGGACGATCTCGAAGTCCCACGTGCCCGCGAGCACGTAGTCGTTACTGGTGTCGAAGCCGCCGCCGGATGCTGCAGCAACCCACGCACCAGCGCCCGCGTCCCACGTCAGCACGTCACCATCCGCCGGCGTCGTCACGTTCACGTCAGTGAGGTCGCTGAGCGTGAGCCCAGTGACGGCGATGGTGACATCGTTGCCGTTGTCGGTGATCGAGATGCCGCTGCCCTCGACCAGCGACTTGATCTTTAGGTACTGGCAGCCCGTGCCCGGCACCGTCACCAGCTCACTCAGGCCAGTGCCGTTGCCGCTGTTCACGTAGCCGGCAGATCCACCAGTCGCGGTTGCGCTGCCGTCTTCGTCGTAGGCCACGTGATCAGCCGGCGGCTCGTACGTGAATGGAGCCTTGAGTCGGATCGACCACGTGCCAGAGGACGCACCGGTCGAGAACACCGCGCGCATTGGCAAGTCTTCGGTCAAGCCGTTGGGCGTGCCATTGGCAAGCGCGTGCGTCTTGCGGAGCACGTTGTTCTGGTAGATCTTGACGGTTTGTGCGTCGTAGTCGACGGCCACGCCCCACACGTCGCCATTGGTGTTCGTCAGGGAAATATCGTTGTTGACGAATGACTCTGGCGTGAACGTATCGCCGTCGAGGCGCAAGCCGTAGCCTTCGGCTGTGCCGACGCCGTCCACATTCGGCAGGGGGCTGCTGATTGGCGACACTGCAATGGCGAGCCCAGCAGTTGCAACGGTGGCGGTGGCCTCGAAGTAGTACTTGCCCGGCGAGCCGTTGCGAAGGGGGTAGATCAGGCGATCAACCGCGATGGTACCCCCGCTGTCATCGCTGCTGAACGTGTTGTAGCGAGTGACGAGACCGCTCGCATCCGACCTGTCATCCGCGGTTGCGTCGTTTTCGCCGTTCATCGCGGCGTTCAAGCGCGCAAGCGGCAGCGACGCCCACGCCGGGTTGATGGCGATCTGGTAGTGCAGATGAAATGCCGCGAGGTTCGTGTACTGGAACGGATGCTCCAGCCACCCGCGACCCTGCACTCTGCGCGTCTCAGTGCCGCCACTGACCGGCCCCGTGGGCGTCTGGATCAGCATGGGCGTCACCCAGCCCGTGCGGAATCCGACGTGGCGGAACTTCCACGAGTGAGCACCGTCGCCTGCGTAGGTCAGCGAGCCCGGGATGGAGCCGCCGTACCCGGAGGTGAGGTAGATGCGCAGCGTGTACGCGCCGCTCTCTGGTGCCTCGAAATGGATGCAGCACCATCCGCCGGTTGCGCTTGGAGAGCCGTCCTCCTTGCCACTGTACATCTTGGAGTGCCACACCGTGCCGTGATCCGACAACGGGTTGCTGTAGACCCGCTTCTCGAAGTTCACTAGGCCGTTGCGCCCAAACTCCGCACTGCGCTCGTTCGCGCTCGGGTCGATGAACGCCATGACAATGCTGGAGCCAGTACCGTGCGTGCCCATGACAGCCCACGTGTACTTTTGCCCAGCCGTCAGCTCAATCGTGTGATCGAGGTAGTGCGTGCCGCTGGTGCCAGTAGCCCAAATCTGTTGGTGCGCAGCCCCTGAGCGAGTGGCCCGCGTGATGCGAGTGCCCGCCCATTCGGTAGCGCCGAGCGTCTCAGTCAGCGTCTCGCCCGGAATCAGGTTCTCGTCATCGCCGTACGATGCGGCCCAAGTGGTCAGGTCGAACAGCACGTCGATCCCGTCGTCCGGGCCATTCATCGCGTTCTTGTACTCGTCGGCGAACGTCGTCTGACCGATCGGGATCAACGTCGAGTCGGCGGGCCACGCTGCGGCGCCGTAGGCCCCTCGGTACGCCGCTCGGATTGACAGGATGCGCTGCCCATCAGAGAAGACAGGCACCGGTTCCGGGTATCCGGCAATGTTGCTGTTTGGCTCGTCGTTGATGCGCACCGAGACGGCGCCAAACGGATGGGTCGGATGTACGTTGCGATAAACGTACAGCCGGTCGCACATGCTCAGGATGTAGGAACCACCGCGCGTCACTGACACTTCGGTGTCAAGGTCTGCCTCGGTCAGGAACTTGTAGACGACGCCAACAGTTGTGGCGATATTGGCCCCAGCATCCCACGGCTGGATCAGCCACGCCCACCCGGCGGGCGGCGTGAAGCGCACAGGCGAGCCAGATCCGCCAACCGGGTCGGTAGCAAGCATGATGACCCACACCGCGAGGTCGCCTTCCTGAGCCTCCGGCACTGCCGTAGCGGGCGTCATCGTGACGGTCGTACCGCACGCGTTCGAATACTGGCCGACCAGATCGGTTGCCGGCGCTCCGCAGCCAAGGCCGCCGCCGCCTCCGATGACGATCTCGTACGGGTCCTCGCGAACCGTGATTCCGTCCTCACCGCGGATGCTTCGCAGCTGCCCCGTGTTGACGTTGTCCACGAGAACGGTCTGCTTCCACACCCGCGCACCGATGCCGACGTTCGCCAGCGCGAACGCGCTCAGGCTCAGCAGCCTCCAATCGAGGCGCCGGAAATCCTTCTCGCGCCAGTCGTACAGGATCAGCTCGTGGTCGCCTTCGACCTGGCCGACGCTCTGGTACTCCTCCATGTCGGCCGGCCGCACCAGGTCGACCAGCGTCTGCGGAGCTGAGTTCGGGCCGAGGGCCAGCGAGGTGCCGCGCAGGCTGAGAATGTCGAGGTCGGTCAGGTCCGCGACAGTGACGGCGCGGTCATTGACGGAGCGCGCGCCCTGCAACATCTCCAGCCGGTCGACGACCGCGCGGAGGAACTGCTGCAGCGAGGGGGCCTGCCCGGCGGGGATGATCAGTGCTGGCGGTTTGGTGGCTGGCATCTAGGCGCTCGGGAGCTTCTCGATCAGCTCCTGCATGTTCTCGGCGACGATGACGCGGCGCACGCTGACGGGATACCCGGACGGCAGCGTGACGCGCAGCTTGATGCGGTGGGAGCGCGGCCCGGCCACGACCCGCACGCGGCGTACCCAGTTGTGCGGCGAGGCGAGGCTGCCCTGCCCCGGGTCGTGCGTGAACGACTCGTCGGCGACCACGTGCTCGTCGTCACCGATCAGCGCGATCACTTCGACGCGCACCTTGGTGAGCAGCTCCGGTCCGCCCGAGGTCGGCCCCGAGTAACTGAAATCCACGTACATGACGCCCGGGTGGAACGGGCGTTGCAGCGTGAACTCCTTGCTGTTCCACACTGCGTTGCTCGGTAACTCAGTGGCTGAGGCACGCGGGAACAGGCGCGCCAGTTGCAGGTTCGCGGTCGGGTACGCCCCGCGCAGCGTGTACAGCGTGCGCGTGAGCTTGTCGAAGCCGACGTGCGTGGCCTTCAACTCCTGGTCGGCATCGTCAGTGATGTCGGCCACCCACTCCCAGCGGCCGCACAGGAACGGGTACGAACGTGATACGAGGTCGTACTCGTACATCGAGAACGTCCATGCCGTACCGGGATCCCCGCCAGTAGGCGTCGCGTCGTAGAAGAACGACTGGAACAGCCGCCCGTCGGTGACCGCAGCGAAGCTCGCAGCCTCACGGCGCACGTCCTCGGCGCCAGCCGTGCCCCACGCCGCCGTGTCGGTGGCCAGGGTCTCGTTGATGTGCCCCGCGTAGACGCGGGTCGGATCCGTCGTCGAGTTGGTCGTCTCCAGCAGGTAGCGGAACGTCATGCCGTCGGTCTGCACCGGGCCGAGCGCGGAAGCGTAGTAGCCGACCGGCCCGGTCGAGGCAATGCTCTTACGGCCGATGCAGCGCGGGGCGCTCGGGCAGTTGCGCACCTGGAACTGCTCGGGCACGGTGCCGGCGACGAAGTACGTCTCAGCCTCTGTAAACACGACGAAGCCCATGTCGAGCGGCATGATGCCGACGATCGGGAAGTCGAAGCGGATGCGGTACTTGATCGGCCACGCGTGCACTTGGTCCGGGTACGTGATGCACAGGATGCCGGTGCCACGGCGGAATCCGGCCAGCATGCCGCCGGACAGCGAGACGATCCCGACGAGGTCCTGCGGCGGCATGTCCCAGTCAGCCGACGGCAGCTCTTCGCCGAGCTCGTCGTCGCGCTTGGTGTCAGCGATGGTGGTGGTCGCCAGCGGCACCTCTGCCACGAGCCGGAAGCCGACCGACTCCTCGCCGGAGACGGCGCGGTACAGGCGCTTGGAGACGATGCCAAAGCGCGTGGCGACCTCGGCGTGCACCAGCGAGATGACCACGCCCGCGTTCTGCCCCACCGTGATCTCGCGCGATGCGGGCGACGGCGGGCCCTCCTCGCCGAACTTGTTGACGAAGGTGTAGACGTAGGAGCGGGTACTGAGGACTTCGTCAGCCACGCGTTACACCTGCTTCAAGTAGTCGCCGGGGAAGAACAGCGTCGAGGTGCGCCCGTTGTCCGTGTCGGTCACGACGCACTGGACCGTGAACAGGAAGCGCTTCTTCTGCGAGTCGCCGTCGAAGCTGCGAGACACCGTGCAGCGGTTGTTCGGGCTCACGACCATCACCAGGTTCTTGTTGAACGCGTACAGCGGGTCGGTGAACGACCACGTGTAGGTGAACGGGCCGACGCCGCCGGTGACGGCCAGCTCGACGTAGTCGGTCAACACGCCGTTGCCGCCGGGCAGCTTCGAGGCGTCCTTGACGTCGTAGAACGAGCCGTCCGGTGACGGCGTGATGGTCATTGGCCCCGTGACGGTTAGCGTCACGGAAGCGTCCGCCGACACGCTGTTGTTGTTGGCGTCCGTCACCGTGCAGCGCAGCGTGCCGGTGTAGACGTTCGCCTCGTTCTGCGCGTACGCCCTGCGCACCGTCGCCGCCGAGGTGGTGCCATTGAGGATAGTCAGCCCGGTGCCGCCGGCGGCGAACGACCAGTTGTAGCTGTATGGCGTGCGCCCGCCGACCGCCGTGACGGTGCAGGCCGCGTCGAGGTTGCCACCAGCCGAGATGGAGCTGGCGCTGCCCGTCAGGGCCGACGAAGACAACGTCGCGGCGAGGGCGGGTTCGCCGCCGCCACCGCCGCCGCCGCCTGCGCCCGGGTCCGCGGGGGTCACCACGACCTCGACCGGCACGTCAGCCGTGACGACTGTGGAGAGTGAGTCGGTGATGGTGACCCGCAGGGTGCCGCCGTACGAGGCGTTGTCGCCCTGCAGATAGACACGCGACACCGTCACGGTCGGGGTGGTCGTGCCGGCCAGCGACAGCCCGGTGCCACCGGCGGTCCATGCCCACGAGTACGTGAACGGTCCGAGGCCGCCGTAGGGGATCGCGCTGACCGTGCGCGAGTCGGTGCCGCCGCTGGCGAACGAGCTGATGTTCCATGCCAGCGGGCTCGGCGCCGCGGTGGCGATCAGCACGCCATCGTTGTCGTAGACGACCGGGAGGCCGGGCGGCTCGACCACGCACGACACCTTGCCGATGAACTCGATGGTGCCGGTGGTCGGCGTCGCCAGCCGCTCCAGCCCGCTGGACGGTGCGAGGTTCAGCGTCGTGCCAGAGAACCACGATGGGTTGACGGTCACCTGCGTGACGCGCAGCACATCGTTGACCTGCAGCTTGTGGTCCTTGATGGTAGCCGTGGCGATCTTGGGCAGCCGCCACGTGCAGATAATCTGCGTGGCCGCGTCAGACTGCGTGAAGCGCCAGCTGGAGGAGACGTTCAGATCGCCGATGGCGCGGTCTGCGTTGGGCGCCGCGATGCGCACGGTGCTGGAGTCGACGATCTCGGTGACCACCATCCGCTGGCCGGGGATGAACCCGCCGAAGATGTGCTCGCCGTTCTCGCCGCTCGGCAGCTGGATCTGCGAGTCGCCGTCGCCCGGGGCGCCGGACGAGCGCCAGTTCGGGATGTCGGCGAAGGTGCGATATAGCATGATCTCGCCGACGGCGAGCTCGGTGATGACGATGGCCGTGCTCGGCGTCACGCCGGTCAGCACCGGGGCCACCGTCGGGGCGGGCACGCCGAGGTAGTTGAAGTCGTCGGGCTCGAACGCACCCACCGGCGTCGCGGCGGCAATCGTCTTCGAGACCGTCTTCGGCGCCGTGGACGACAGCGCCAGCGGGTCCTGGTCGTCGTACTGCCAGTCGGTGAGGACGAGGCGGTCCTCGTCATCGCCGCGGATCGGCGTGCGCTCGATGTCGGCCGAGGCATCGAACGCCCACATGCGCGCCTGATCGTTCGAGTGCGCGCCGGTGCGGTAGATGTACGGACGGCGTGTGATCGGCGGCGCGTACGGCGTCCACACGCCCGCGACGATCGCCGGCGGCGCTACGGGCTCGAGCCGCTCGCTGCCCAGTCGGACGTTGGCGATGCCGAGTGAAGCGTCGAGCGGGAGATCAATGCGGCGGCCGTCGAAGAAAACCGGGCCGAACTTCCCGATGTCAATAGCCGCCATACGCCACCACAACGTGCGACGTGGTCTGGCCGGCCTGTGTCTCGGAGCGAGCGCGATCGACGCCGAAGGTGAACGCTGCGCCGTACTGCATGGCGAGCTGCGGGTTGGACCAGTCGACTCCCGGGACCGCGAGTGCCCGCGCCAGCGTGCCAGCCACGACCGTCTCGCGGTAGCGGCGGAACAGCCAGTCGGCCACGTTGCCGCCGACTGCCGTTTCGAGGGCCAGCACGTCGTCGGGCGTCTCGGTCTCGGTGACCGTGTGTGCGACGAGGAATCTGAGTGCCGCCGCCGTGTCGTCGACCACGTCCGCCGGGTGCGGGTAGAGGCGCACGCGGTAGCCGCCGTGCTCGCCGAAGGCGCTCGGGGCCGGGGCCCACGCCCGCGGCTCCTTGCTGCGCTGGGTCATCCAGTCCTGTTCGCAGCGGTCGAGCTCGTCGGCGGTGACCTTCGCGATGTTCTCGCCGGTCGGCATCCACTTCACGCGCAGCACGCGCGAGGCGCGGACGAACGGGTACGGGTCCACCGGACCGGTTGGGTTGTACTTGGCGTTCGGGATCTCGTAGAGGCCGCCGCTCGCGGCCGTGAAGTCCCACGCGTACTGTGTCCACTCCTGCCAGACCTCGGTGTCCGAGAGGAACACCTGCAGCGACCGCGTCAGGAACCGGTACTGCCACGGCTCCGGCATGCCGGGGCACACGAGGCGGATGTCAGCCAGCAGCGACTTGAAGTACATGGTCAGTGCTCATCGGGCGCGCGGGCCGCCGTGGGGGCGAGTTCGGTGCGGCGCCCGGAGGCGACCGCGAGCTTCTGCCCGAACGCCTGGTAGAACTCGGCCGACTTGTTCGGCGCGCCGGTGTAGACCGAGTCCTTGCCGAGCGCGCGGTAGACGACGTAGTCGACCAGCATCGGGATGTACTGGTCGGGGAGCGCGAGCGTGTCGGTCGTCGCCACCAGCTCCGCGGGCACCGCGGTGAAGGTGACGTAGACCCTGCGCGCGGGGTTGGCGCGCGGGTACAGCCAGAAGGACAGCGGGTCCTTCGGGTCCATCACCACGGCCTTGTAGTAGGGCGTCGCGTCGGCCCTGGTCGCCGTGCCCGTGCCCGTGCCAGCGCCGGTCGCCGTGAACACGGTGCCGACGGTGTTGTTGGCCGCGCCGATCAGCGTGAAGTCGGTGGTGCCCACCGTCCTGATGGCGTACACGGCGCCGACCACGAAGCTGCCCGCCGTCACCGAGACGGCGAGTGTGGTCGGCACGTAGCCGATCCAGCCCGGGTCGAGCGCGTCAAGCACCATCTTCTCGACCAGCTTGAGCTCCTGCCCCTCGACGCCGGTGCGCGGGTCCTGCTGCGATGCGAAGCGCAGGATCGCGATGGGCGTGACGCCGGAGCCAGCACGCAGGCGCATGTCAATGCGCACGTCGGCGGCGTCGGGCGTGATGGCCGTGGTCTGGGTGTTGGCCTCGGGGAAGGCTGTCACCACTTCGCGCTGCGCGTCGGACAACCAGCGCAGCAGCTCGGCGTCGGTCCAGCGGTAGCCAGTCGAGCTCAGGTCGAGCAGCGCGTCGCGCGCCCGGTTGATCACTGCACTGGCTGCCGCCATCAGAAGTACCCCAGTCGCTTACACGACGCCAGAATCTGCGTCTTCGAGACGCGGAACTGGACCTTCTCGCTGATGGCAATCACCTTCGGGATGCCGAGGCGCCTGTCCATCAGCGACTGGTCCTTGGCGGCAATCGCCTCGGCGACGGCCGCGTCGATCTTCATCTCGTCGGAGATCACCATCGGCGTCTCCATGCGTTTCTCGGCGTCGTTGCCGACGCTCACCTGCGGCACGTCGAGCGTCATGCGCCGAACCGCGAGCGGCGTGCCGTTCACCAGCACGTTGCCCTCCACGTCGCACTGCACGCAGCCGCGCGCGAGGAGTTCGGGCACTACCACATCGGGAACCTGCTGCGGCGCCAGCTTGTTCTGCAGCGCCAGCGAGTGCCCGGTCAGGGACACGACGTGCATGTCCATCAGGCATAGGACGTAGGCCATGGCGGGGCCCTCCTAAAGAAAAGCCCGGTGGGCGGGGGTCGCCCAACCCACCGGGCAAATCACGATCGGTCTCAGCCGTGGACTTCGTTGGCCTTGCCGCCGACCACGTACTCGATGATGACGCGCACCGCGCCCTGCCCAGCCGCTGCGCCCGTCAGGGCGTAGGTCAGGAGCAGGTTCTTGGTGGCTTCCGTCACCTTGAAGCCCGTGATCGTCAGTGCCGTGCGAGCCAGCGTCTTGACGTCGACCGCCGCGCTGTAGCGCGTGGCCGAAGCCGAGTCACCGACCGAGATCGTGTTGGTCGTGGAGTTGAACGCCGTGTCGACGACGAGCGAGCCGTTGGTGATCACGGCGCCGAGCGGGAGCTCGGCAGCGATGTTCGCACCGGCGGCGATGTCGGCGTACGACACGTTGATGACGGCAACCAGCGGATACTGGCGTGCCACTTCTTTCGTCAAAGGCATTGTCTTGTCCCTCGTTGGGAAGGGGCCCGGCTACCCGGGCCCCGTCCGGTTACATCGCGAAGTCGCAGGTGATGACGCCGTAGTCCTCGGCCTGGCCCGTGTACTGGTTCAGGAAGACCGGCTTCTTGAACCCGAACATCTTGCCCACCGAGATACCGGGCTGGTTGTCGTAGTCGAACTCCTTCTCGACCCAGTACGGCGAGCCGATGTCGGCCATGCCGAGCGCCTGGGCGCCGAGGAAGAGAGCGCGACAGCCATCCACCGTGCCGCCGCCCCACTTCGAGCCACCCGCGAGGCCGGTCGTGTTGTACACGTAGCGGAACTCGTGGATGATCAGGCCGTCGACCGTGACGCCCTCGCCCGAGAAGAACGGGTTGTCGCTGGCGCTGCGCTGGGCAGCGTTGATGACGGCCGTCTTGTAGTCGGTGTCGAGCTTGAGCTTGGCCATGGCCAGCGGGTGCAGGAACACGTGGAAGTATTCCTGGTTGCCCGGGCCGCGCAGGCCACGCATGTACAGCGTCTTGGCCTTCGCCTTGAGCGCGACGAGCGCGGCGTAGGACGGCGTGTCCTCCGTGCCGATGGACGCGGTCGCCTGAGCCTGCAGGCCCGTGGCGCTGTCCCAGCGGAACGCGCGGTTGCTGGTGCCCGCGGTCACGTCGGCCGCGAACTCGAGGCTGGTCAGCGCCGAGCCCGTGCGAGTCGAACCGTCCGGCTTGAACGCGTACGACACGCCCGAGAGCGTGAGGAACGCGAGCTGGTCGATGCGGTCGGCCAGCCAGTAGGCCAGCACGTCGCGGCTGTTCTCGCGGAAGTTGACCACGCTCTTCTGGTCGGCGAGGCGACCCTTGTGGCGGTTCGCGTGACGCAGCTGATCCAGGCGGATCACGCAGTCGCTCGACCGCAGGGCCTCTTCGTTGCCTTCCAGCGTGTTGTCACCCGCCACACCGTCGCCGTCGAGGTCGAGGACCAGCGTCATTACGGCGCGGGTGCCCTTCTCGTCCTTGGTGAGGTCGGTGATGCGCTGCACGACGGCGTTCGAGCCGCTGCCAGCGAACTTGTTGATGAACGACATGTTGCGCGCATGCTTCCACACGTCGCGCGACCAGATGGTCTTCTGCTCGTTCGTCAGAGCAGCAAAATTGGTAAGTGCCATGGTACGAGGTCCCTCCGTGGACCAAAGTCAGTGGGCGTGATGCCCGATTGCTTCCCGATTTCCCTATCGGCCGATTCCGCTGGCCTTGCCGCGAGTCAGTCGTGAGGTGACTGGTCCCTTCGAAACTCTGTCGCTATGCCGCCGCGACCTGCGATGTGTCGAATCACACCACAAGTCGCGGCGGGGCTGCTTTTACCGTCGCGCTGCGGCGACGACCTGCTCGACGAGCTCGCGCACGCCCACGACCATCATCGCGACGAAGAACGCCACGAGGACCCCGGCAGCCAGCAGCGGCGCCAGCGGCACCATCAGGACGGCCAGCCACAGCGGGCACTCCCACCGTGGTGGCGCGTCCGTCCGCCGGCGGCGCCGGGTGCTGCTCACAGGATGTCGCCGCGCATCCGTGCGTAGGCAACCGGGTCGTCGCGCTCGATCTTGGCGAGCTCCTTGTCCGTGATCTGCTCGGCGTCGATCACGTCGGTCAGCACACCGGCGTCGTCCGCCGCACGCCCGACCTTGCTCGTCACGGCCGGCGGCTGCTGCTTAGCCTTGGCGATCTTCTCGGCCACCGTGGTGCGCGGCCGCGACTTCTTCGCCGGCGCCTCGTCTTCCACGGGCTCGGCATCCAGGTCGTGCAGCTTCACCGCGTCGGCGATGGCCCGCGACAGGGCCTCGACCGGGTTGAGCGGGTCCTTGGCGCGGCCCATGTAGCCGACGTAGAACGACTCGATCTGGTCGACGATGGCCTCATTGAAGCTGTCGCTCTCCGGGTCGAGCTCGGCAAAGGCCGCCGTGGCCGCGTCGGAGATGTCCTGCAGCGTGGCGTTGATGACCTCGACCTTGGTCTCGGTGACCGCCTCGATCTTGGCCGCGCGCAGCGCCTTGGCCGACTTGGCCGCGTCGATCTCCTCGCGCTTGGCGACGGCCTCGTCGAACTTGCCGTCGAGCACCATCTCCATGTACGCCTTCTCGTTGGCGGCCACGTCGTAGGCGCTGTCCTCGGCCTTGGTCAGCGCCTCGATGCGCTTCTCCAGCTCGACCACCCGGCGCTCTGCCAGCTTGCGCTTCTCGTTCACCTCGTTGAAGCGCTTCTTCGGGATGCGGCGGTCCTTCTCCTCGGCCTCCTCAGTCACTTCGTCCTGAGTATCCGAGTCCTTCGCCGCCTCGTCCTTGGCGGCCTCGGGCTTGGCAGCCTCGGGCTCGGTGACTTCGGACTCGGGGGTCTCGGGAGTCTCCGGTGCTTCGGGCTCGGTGACTTGGGACTTGGGTGCTTCGGGCTCGACGCTGTCACCGCGGTCGCCGTCGATCGGCGCGTCGTCGGGGTGCGCGGAGGCACCGAGGTGGATGTCGATGTAGCGGCCGGTCAGCGGATCGCGCGCCTGTGCGGGCGTTTCCGACTTCCCGAAGGCGGACTCGGGGATGTGCGGGGCGCTGCTCGGCTCAGCGCCGGCGACGGTAGGTACGGACATGGTCACTTCCTTTTGGCGGTGGGTTTTGCCTTGGCCGTCTTGGCCTTGGCGGTGGCGGTGGCGGTCTGCTTGGCGATCTTCATCTGCTGCTGCCCCTGCTGTTTCTGCAGCTGCAGCTTCTGCTCGCCCTGCTTCTTGGCGAGCGCGAGCTTCTGCTCGTTCTCCTTCTGCTTGAGCTGGAACTCACGCTCGCTCATCTGGCGCTCGTGCTCCATCTCCTTCGCGCGCATGGCGTTCTCGATGTCGGCCTGGCGACGGTCGTGCGCCAGCTGCTTCTGCTGCATCACCTGCTGCGCGTCGATCTCGCGGCTGCGCAGGCTGAGCTCGCCGGCCTTGCTCAGGGTGGCGCGCTGGTCCTTGCGCTCGGCGGCCGCTTCCTCGACGCGGGCGACCATGGCATTGACCTGCGCGGTCTGCAGGCCCATGGCGTTCTTCTCCTTGGAGATCTGGTAGCGGTTCTGCAGGTCCTCGCGGTGCATCTGCGCTTCCAGCGCCATGCGCTCCATCTCGACGCGCAGCTGGGCGCCCATCTTCTCCATCTCGGCCGGGATCTTCTGGCCCTCGGACTGCGCCTTGGCCATGAGCAGCTGGATGTTCGCGGCGTTGAGCTGGGCCTTCGACTCCTTCTCGGCCGCCTCGGCCAGCATCGCGCGCATCTGGATCTCCTCCAGCATCTGCTGCTTGGCGAGTTCCTCCGGCGTCGGTTCGAGCATGCCGGCCATTTTCTTCGCGTACTGGACCAGCTCGTCCTTGATCGACAGGTTGGTGGCTTCGAGCACCGCGAAGTCCGGGATCAGCACGCCAGCTTCCTTGAGCTGCATCAGCTGCGCGAACGTCGACTCGTCCTGCGTGTCGCGCACCGGGATCGAGGACACGACGATCTTGTACTCGCCGATGGTCAGGTCGTTGACGATCTCGTCGGCCGCTTCGAGGTACTGGTTGAGCAGCACTTCCTCGTGCTCCTCGTCGCCGTCGATGTCGCGGCTCACGAGGCGCAGCGTGCGCTCCTCGGTGTAGAAGCGCTGCACCAGCGCCAGCATCGCCTCGGCGCGCAACTGGCGCGTCTTGGCCAGGTTGTCGAACACGACCTCCAGCTGCACCTGCACGCCCTGGTTCTTGGCGTCGAGCGCCACGCCGGAGATCTCGCGCCCGGGCTGGCCGAGGAACGAGTCGCTGACGCCGGAGATCATGCGGAACCACTGGCCGGCCTTGTCCGTCATGCGGTCGAGGCCGGAGGGGATCTGGTTGGGCTGGATCTTCTCGGGCGGCGTCGAGCCGCGCGCGAACTCCAGCACCAGGCCCGTCTGGGCACCAACCGCGCCCAGCTCCTCGCGGGTCATGTTGACCAGCGAGCCGGACTCGAAGATCCAGCCCGAGTTGGCCGAGGTGTTGACCACGTGCAGCTCCTGCGACGCGGTCTTGTTCAGCAAATCCTGCGGCCCGACGAGGTTGGTCACGAGGCCAATCGGTCGTCCACGGCGGAAGTACGGGAAGTACGGGATCACCGTGAACCGGTCGTAGGGCGACCAGTCGTAGAACAGCTCCACGTCGGCGGCGCTGACGCACCAGCGCACCATGCGCTTGACCTTGCGGTAGATGATCAGGCCCCACTGCTGGGCGAACGCATCGCGGGCCGTCTCGTCCCAGCTGCGTGGCACGTCGCGCTCGTCGCCGAACACCGGGTCGACGAAGCAGTACGCGTCGCCGAGCTTCCAGAACTGGCGGTCGATGACGCGCACGCGGCGCACCTCGCCGTAGCCGTCGTCGTCGGACGAGTGGCCCATCGGTTCGCCGTCGAGGTACTTGCCCTTGTCCTGCGCGAAAGTGTCCGTCTCGAACTCGATGTCGTCGGCGCCGTAGGCGCTGCCCGACTTCGGCATGCGCCGCAGCTTGTCGGCCTTGGCCTGCCCGTAGACGGCCTCGACCTCGTCGATGGTCCACCAGCGCGACACGATCACCTCGTTCCAGGTGCTCGGGTCGTACTCCTTCGCGCCCGGGTCGAGCATCACATCACGGGGATCGAGTACCGTCTCGCGGACCTCGCCCTTGATGTTGTCGTCGTAGCTCATGCGGATGTCGAAGTAGCCGCGCTCCTCCACGAGGCCGTCGAGCACGACGGTCGCCTCGTTCCACTTCGACTTGTTGTTTTCCTGGATCTGGTCGAGCTGGCGCGCCAGCAGGTCGGCCGTCTTCGGCGTGGCGTTGCCCGACACCGGCTTGAGCGTGATCTCCTGCCGCTTCGACAGGTACTCGCCCATCACGGCGTTGACCGTCGAGAGGATCAGGTTGATGGTGTGTGCCGGGCGGTTGCCGACGCGCAGCTTGGCGAGCGTGCTCTCGTCCCACTGCTCGCCGAGGTAGTACTGGTTGAAGCGCGACGCGCGCTTCAAGTAGTCCTTGTGCCCGTTGTCGCGAGCGCGCAGGTACGCGTTGCGATTGGCCAGTGCGTTCTTGGTGCTGTCCGCTTCGGCCTTCGCCGACGCCACTGTCTTCTTGGTTGCCATTTATGCCGCCATCGGGTCGTACTCGACCCCGCCTTTGACGAATTGATTGAGCCGGTCCTTCCATGAAGCCCGGGGCTTGGCTACGGGAACCTCCGCACAGCGGAGGACGTCGAGCATCTGGCCGATCCATGCCAGTGCGTCGACTTGGTCGTCGTGAATGCCGCTTGGGAAACGCAGCAGTTCGTGCAACAGTCCTTCGAGCCACGGCGCCTCGCGCGGGAAGTGCACTTTCCCCTGCGCCATGCGGCCCTGCAGCGGGCGGGCCCGCAGCTCCTTGTCGCGCTTGCCCGGCGGCAGCGGCTCGACGTACATGCCGTAGAGCTTCTCCTCGGCGATGCGCTTCTGCAGGAACGGCCCGATGGCCTTCTCGATCTGGCCCGCCTCGATGCCGAACGACTTCGGCTTCCAGCGCCGGTAGGTCGCGATCAGGCGGTCGATGATCTCGTTGGAGTCCCAGCGGCCGCGCAGCAGGTCGACCACGTACATGTTGTCCAGCGGGTCGATGCCCACCACGACGATCACGCTGTAGTCGGCGCTCTCCTTCTTCGAGATGGCCAGGTCGGCCGCCGCGTAGAACGACAGGTGCTCCGGGAACTGGTCGTAGTAGCGCGGCATCTCCTTGCGGAAGTACGCGCCCTCGTCGGCCACCGGGTTCTGCTGGTAGAGCGCGGCCCAGTCGCGCGGGCCGATGGTGCGGCGGATCTTGGCGAGCGCCTGCAGCGGGAAGCGCGTCGGGTGCAGCGCCTCGCCCACGGCGCGGTGCGCCTCGTCCTGCGTGGCGATGGCCGGGTACTCGATGACCGTCCAGCGGTCGACGTCCTCCGGCCACTGGCCGGTGTCGCGCTCGATCTTGGCGGCCTCGGCCTGCTGCGCGAGGATGCGGCCCGACAGGTCGTCGTCGTGCCAGCGGGTCTGGATCACCAGCACGCCCGCGCCGGGCATGAGCCGGGTGTAGGCGGTCGAGGTGTACCAGTTCCACGTGGCGGCGCGGGTGACCTCGGAGTCGGCCTCCTCGCGGTTCTTCACCGGGTCGTCGATCAGCAGGATGTTGGCGCCGCGGCCGGTGATGGCGCCGCCGACGCCCACGGCCAGCACGCCGCCGCCGTGCTTGGCCAGCTTCCAGTCCGACACCGCCTCGCGCTTCTTGTCGATGACGATGTTCGGGAACAGCGCCTTCCACTCCTCGGAGCGAATGGCGTCCTGGATCTTGCCCGAGTTCTCCTCCTGCAGCTGCGCGCCGTAGGAGCAGCAGATGAACTCCATCCACGGGTACTGGCCGAGGGTCTGGCTCACGAACTGGCGGATCAGCTCGGTCTTGCCCGAGCGCGGCGGCATGAACAGCGCGAGCCGCGGGCTCTTGCCGTCGATCACGTCCTGCCGGAACTTCTCCAGCTTCTCGGCGATCTCGATGTGCACCCAGCCCGCGTCGTAGTGCGGCAGGTTGCGCAGCGTGTAGTGGATCAGCTTGCGCCGCGCCAGCTCGCGCTTGGCCAGCTCCAGCTGCACCGCGCGCTGCACGCTGACCTTGAGGCGCTCCTCGGCGAGCTGCTCTTGC